ACTACGATTTGAGGTCAGAGATCTCTCGTAAGATTGGATATGCTCTAGCTGAGAAATATGACAGACTCGCTTTCAGAGCTGTTACACGTGGAGCAAGAGCTGCATCACCTATCACTAAGACAAACTTTGTCGAGCCAGGTGGTACACAGATTCGTGTTGGTGCAACAACCAATGACTCTGATGCTTATGTTCCTGCGAACTTAGTAAATGCTTTCTACGATGCAGCTGCTGCACTCGATGAAAAAGGAGTAAGTACTGACGGCAGAGTAGCGGTATTAAACCCACGTCAATACTACGAATTGATCCAGCAAACTGGAGATTCAGGTCTAGTTAACAGAGACGAGCAAGGTACATCCCGTCAGAAGGGTAATGGAATTGTTGAGATCGCTGGTATCAAGATCTACAAGTCAATGAACATACCGTTCCTTGGCAAATATGGTACTGCTTACGGCGGTACAACTGGCGTAACTTCTCCTACAAATGTAGGTAGTTTCGTTGGAGTCACTGCAGAGGATGCAGATGATGGACAAACAGGTCTTAATAATGACTACGGTACAGCAACTCAACTAGGAGCTAAGTCTTGTGGACTTATCTTCCAACGTGAAGCTGCAGGTGTTGTGGAATCTATCGGACCTCAAGTACAAGTAACCAAGGGTGACGTTTCAGTCATTTACCAAGGTGATGTGATACTTGGAAGATTGGCATGTGGCGCAGATTATGTTAATCCAGCTGCTGCTGTTGAATTGTATGTAGGTGCTTCAGCTCCTTCAGCATTCTAACTATTAAGGGAG